TCATATCCATGATTTTTTCTAAGGTACGGCCACCGAAATACGCACTCATTATTAGCATACCCCATTGACCAAGCAGATTTACATACGATTCTTTGGCATCGTAGCCAAAAGCCGACATCATGGCAAAAAGAAAATAACCAGCAAAAATAGCCACTAAAGACATAGGGCGTATATTTTTAGAAAGCCAGCTATCGCTACCTAAATCTGCTTTCCAACGATCAGATATATTGTTTTGCTCGTTCATGTCAGCGTTGAGTTCTGCCAACCGACCTTCTTGTTGCATCTTTAATAGTTCTTGTTGTGCCTTGGCTTTGGCTTCAGGATCAGGAATAAACTTGTCTAAAACCCTCATTCCAACATCAACTAATGCGGTAAGTGGAAACATTTAAAACGCTCCTAAAATAAACTTTAGCCATAAAGTCACAATCAATGCAGCAACAAAACAATAGAACTGCACCCTTCGTACTGCCTTCAAGTCGTGCTGAAATTCTTCGTTATTCTTGCGTTCCATGTTCTCAATGTCTAGCTTGATTTTAAGTAACGCATCCCACTCTTTAGTACCGTACTGCTTTACAAACTTAATCTTTAAATCTGCTTCTTCGTCTGATATTTGTTTCTTGCGTTTCCATTCTTCTAATGCCTTGACTAACGCCCGTTCTTTCTTAAATTCTGCTTCCCGTCTTGCCCGTATGCGTTCTTGGGCTTGTTGCTGGGCTACATCAACTGCATCTTTTTGTATGTTCTCAATCTGTTTACTTACAGACTTACCAGCTTCACGAGCAGAATCTAAGCCGCTACTTAGTCCTTTTGCACCTTCAGACAACCCGAGCAAATCGGACACATTATTTGCCTGTCAGCCAATGTGCAATAAACCCCACAACTGAACTAATAGCCGACACGACCATCATTCCGACCCAAAATCCACCACGACCTTTATTAGCTAAAGCAAGCAATTCTTCCATGCCTTCTTCTAGCTTATCTACTTTGGCGGTCAGTTGGTCAACCTTTTCCCAAAGTTGGCCGTATTTAACTGGGTCAATTTCAAAAGACATATTAGCCAACTAACGCTTTTACTTCGTCTTGGGTTAAAGCTAATGCTGCGATTCGTGCTTGCTCATCAGCCGATTCTTTAGCGGCTTTAGCCTCATCCCATTTAGATATAGCTGTTGTAGCCCATGCTGGTAATTCAGAAATAAGTTCATTTTGTGGTTTTGTTCTATCAGGGTTGCTAATAAACTCAACTTCACCTTCAGTTTCATACCACTGCAAAGCATGAACATTGCTAGGGACAGCAGATAGATCTAACCCACTGTAAGAATAGCCGTCTTTGTATACAGCACCATCAGCCTTAATAATTGTCAATTTCATTTTAATTCTCCATAATCATTGTTTGCGCTTGCTGTGAAACTCCAGCAGCCGCCAATAAAACTCGTTGCCCAACTTCATTATTTTTAACCATTTCATTACGGAAAGACTCAACCGCTGCGCTTGTGCCTCTTTGTTGTTGGCTATTCTCAATCATCAGCATTGGCATCCAAGCCATAGAGCAGCCCCATTCATCTACTGGTTCACCGCTATTTGGGTTTGTGCCTCTAATTTGCATAAACCACGCACACTCAAGTTGACGGCATGGTTTAAATCCGTCAAGTGGGCAGTTAGCTTTAGATTCTATTTTCATTAGTTTTTAGAACAAATAATAATATCAATGTATTGAACTGCAAAAGAAGGGATTGTATGAGTATGCGACCCGCCACCACCAGCCCCGCCCGTAGTTTGACCATTACCAAAACCAGTTCCACCATACGCACCACAATCAATGTTATAGCAGTTAGAGCTACCACCAGCGCCCGATGGAACACTATGAGTGTGACTAGGCATTTCTGAGGTAGAAAGCGTTGTTGCACCCGCACTTAAACCAGATGCAAAAGCAGTAGTAAATGCTACTGAACCGCCAGTACCTCCACCAGTACCAGATACGACTCTAAGGGCTTTATTGTTTTGGCTTGTTACTTGTGTCCAACCAGTAGGGGCAGCAGCTTGGTAAAACAACATAACTGTACCAGTATCAAAACCCCCAGTTGCCGCAGTAGTTTGAATAGTCCCATCAGGGAATGTAATTGCGTTTACAGAGCCGTTAATAATAGTAGGCATTATGTATTCTCCGCTGGTAATGGGGTGTTGCCCTCAGCCACCCATGCAAGGTAGGCTTGGTAGTCTGTGTTGGCTGGGTCAAGAGGAATAGAAGCATTGTCTGACAAACGCACAACTGAAATTAATTCATTGTTTTTGTTTATTAATTTATACATTTATAACTCCGCAGAAAACGATACATTGGCTGTTGCACTATTAGAGCCGCCAATAAAATAAGGGCGAAATTGTGTTATTCCTGTTGATGTCGCTAACAATTGAACAGATTTTGTAGATGTGTTTTGAGTATTTAAAATTAAATTTGAAATAGCAGGGTTGGTTGATTCATCAGCACATCTTAACGAACCAGAATAAGTAAGTGTTGGCAAAGCCCGCATATCTACTGGAAGCCATAATTGACCAGCTACCAAAGTAGAGCTTGTGCCAAAACCGACTGCAAAATTTGTATACAAAGATACTGAAGTTGTTCCTGAAAATTTAGCAAAATAGCGTTCACATAAAGCCAACTCAGTACCATACTGTCTGTATTCAAATGAAGTAGCTTGTGTGCCTACCTCTAGCTGAACTCCAGTAATGTAGAAGGTAGCACCGTTTGTACCGACTACGGATGTTGCTCCAGTTGGTGAATAAATTTGACCAGCAGTCCAAGCACCAGCCGTTCCACTAAATGTAGAGCCATTGCCCAATCCAAGACCAACTATTAAACCTCTGCCATTAGTAGTAAGCCATGTTCCAGTTGTATCGCCAGCTACAGTAATTGATTTTTGTTCCCAAGTGTTTGCAGAAGAAATAGTGTAACTAAATGGATATGCCCTGTTTTGTGCGCCATTTAATAATGAGCCGCCAAAAGTACCAGTTAATGAACTACGCACCCAAAACGATAAAGTAACTGTTTTAGCATTAGCAGTTCCCCAGTTTAAATCAGCAACATTGTAGCCTTCAATATTTTGAAATAAAGTAAAAATATCACCACTACCTACAGAATATGCAGATGTTGAAGTTAAACCAAGGTAATTATTGAATCCAGCTGGCGGGGTTACAGAGCCAGCGTTTTGTTGTCCAGTAAGTTTGCTTGCTTGCGTAGTATATGTATTGAATCTATCAACAATAAATGTATCGCCAGCAATAGTTGAAACACTAGCACTAGCGTTTCTTTGGTCAATAACCATTGCACCGTTTATGATGCGATTCCGCATGACTGAACTAATGGGTGCTAGAACTCCACCGCTTGCATCGTTTATTCGGTTTACTTGTAACTGGCTCATGCTAATTCCTCGTCAGTTGGTTTAGCTAGTGTAGGATGATTCCACGCTTTTATGTAATCGCCTTTGCCGTCTGAATCGTTTTGTAGTGTGATTACAGTTAAAAAATCCTGAGTTGTAAGGCTAGGATATAGAGCCATGATTTTGTCGTACATTATGCGCTCCTTACCATTGAACCATTAAAATATGTATAAAAAGTTCCTGTACTTATTGTTGATGTTGAGCCACAATTTTGAAAAATATAAATTTCAACATAATCAGTAGAACCATTCATATACATTTGTGAAGCAACTGTTGAACCAGCCCCTATTCCAGTTACAACTGAAACAAGTTGTCCTCTTTTAAATTCTGCGCCATTTTTATAAATAGATATAAGTTGACCACCAGCCGCAATGGCAGGGGAAGCATTAACTCCCGAATTAAATTGGTAATATCCAGCTACCGTAGGAGTAAAACGATAGTTTGTGGTGCTATCAAAATTTGAATTAGTATCGTAATCTTCAGTTTGAAATTGCACTTTTGTAAAAGTAGCATTTGCAATTGCAGTTTGTGCAATAGATTGATAAGCACTAAACGCTGGCATATTACCGCTAACCATTACTTCGCCTGTAGCGGCTGGCATGGTAGCCGTAAAGTTACTAGCCGTTGTTGGCTCTTGGATGGTGATTTGACCACCACCGCTGGATTGTAAGACTAGGCTCATAATATAACCCACCTTTGAGTTGAAGGAATTGTTACTGTTATCCCTGAGTTTACTGTAATTGGGCCAACAGATTCAGCATTTTTTCCAGTAGAAAGCGTGTAATTTGTTGTTACCGTTACACCGTTTTCTACAAATACTTCATCAGGGCCACCACCTGTAGCACCACCGCCTAATTGACCCCATGCACCGCCTTGGTAGCCTTCAAACTGCGCTGTATCGGTGTTATAGCGGATTTCACCGTTTACAGGGCTTACAGGGCGTTGTGCTGTAGTTCCTTTTGGAATCAGCATAAAGCCTGTGCCGCCAAATACAGGGTTTACAAAAGCAGCAGTAAATTGGGTGTATTCAATAGCATCACCAGCTACCGTACCTGCCACTAAATTAACAACTTTATGGGTATTTAGGTCTAAATTACCCGTCATTGGGGTTTGACCGTCTGCCGCCACCGAATCAGTCATAGCAGCAGCTAGGTCATTCATGGTGTTATTTGCCCATGATGAACTAATCGTAGTTTGAGTTACTACGGGGTTTCCAGCAGGAAGGGAGTAAACCCCTGATCCGTTTCTTGACATTATTTTTTCCCTTTTCTTAACTCATCTGCTATTTTTTCAGGCGTATAGTTTAATGATTCTTGCACTTGTTTGGTTAGCTTTTGCTTTTCTAAGGCTTCTGATCCTACTTCAACCATTGGGCCAACTAACGGAATTCTGTTTATTAGCTTGTTTAACACTTTGTCCATTGCACTAGCAGTATTAGACTGATTAATGCCTTTAACTGGGGAATTAATCGTTATTGCAGTATCTCTCAGGTTTCTAATTTCTTGTGCGCCTGACTTGCCAAACATATAGTCTAATTTTCCTGATTTATCCAAATTTTTAACGATTGTGTCAAATTGTTTAGGATTGAAATTGCGCTGACCTAAAGAATCTGTTTCAATGTTTTTGGTAATAGCATTTCTAATGCTTTCAATGGTTTGACCTTGCAATTCTCTGAAAGCCTGTTGTCCATTAGGTGTCTTTTTCAGAGTTCTGCCTAACGCCATCAAGCTATCTAAGTCAGATTGCATTACTGAATGGTCAAATACTTTTTCTAAAGCAACAACTCTATCATTAGAATTTGGCTTTTTGCTCAATAAATCATTAATTAACCCAATGTTTTCAAACTGATTAGCAAACTTAGTTCTTAACCGCCTTGCTTCTTTAAACAGATCACCGCCAGCGTTTTCTGTAACTACATCAATCATTTTCTTAATATCGCCACCAAACGCCATATTGCTAGGGCTATCGCCTGATAGTCTATTAACCATCTTGCGCACTTCTTCTATCTCGTTAAGTGTCATTTCGCCATCTTTGGCTAATTGGCCTAACTTAATTTTTGCGCTATTGATAACTGGAGCATTAACGGCTTCTGCTTCCATATTGTCAAGTTGGTCAATAATTCCTTGCACATTAACTTTTTGCTGACCTTCTTCAGATGCTCTAGCAGTTGTGTAAGCACTTTTGTAATCAGTTTTAGCTTTATTTGCGGTTTCTCTTAATGCAGTATCAACGGCTTCGCCAGTTGGTCGCATATAGAACTCATTGGCTACTCTAGCACCTGTAGCATCTACATAAGCATCTAAGTTTTGACCAATTTTAGTATTTCTTAATTCTTGGGCTGCAATCAATGGTCTGCCTACGCTTTCAGGATAGGTTTTCATTGTTTCAGCTTCAAACTGCTGATCTGCTAGGCTTCTAGTAGCTTGACCTTTGCTTAAATCAATAGGAACACGCAACTGTCTAGCCATTTCCACTCTTTGTGCGGCTAACGGAACTTCTGCTGCGCCTACGCCTGACATAGTAGAAGCAGGGGCAGGGGGTGGTGCAACTTGTCTAAGGGCTTGTGCAATTCTTGGGCCTGTTTCCTGTACCGTTTGTGCAGCTTGTCTTACCTGTGTAGGTGTACCACCCGCTGCTCTAGCATAACTAGGAAGCATACCAACGCTAGGAATGACAGGGGGCAACTTGCTGGCTTCAAGCACATTACCAATGCCTTGCAGTATGTCTTGGCTTACAGGGCTAGTAGGCTGATATTGAAAACGCTGCCCAAACTCAGGGCTATCAAGACGCTTGCTTGTGCCTTGTTTGATGTTTTCTATAGCACCTGCACCCATTCCTAAAAATGGTGCTGCTGCGCCTGAAACAATGGCTGCTGGAACTTCATACAACGCTTTTACCCGATCCATCATGGTAACGGGCGGCCCTTGTACTACAGGTGGATTTGGAACTGAGCCTACTACGGTAGGAACATCGCTGGTAATGATGTTTCCTTGATCCATAACAAATCCAGCGGGTAAACCGCTTGTTTGCTCTAGTACGAATCCTTTTGGAAGTGCCATTACTTATTCCTCGCTGGTTTCCAATTAATACCGCCATCTGTAGACACTATGCGTTCACCAGTTGCTGGATTTCTAGCATATTGCGGTGCGCCAACAGATACTTTGCCAGCCGATCTAGCAGCTTCAGTTTTAACGTCACTTTTGGTTTTTGTACTAATGCTATCCCAATTACCTTCAGGGTAATATTTTTTCTGCAAATCAATCATTTCCTCAATAGTTCCCAAGCGTGAAGCAATTGGAATGTTTGGATTGCCTAAATCACCAGCAAGTTTTTGGTACAAAATAACATCCATTACACCTTGTGGGCCTTCAAACCTTGGCTGCTTCATTGTCAAAGCACCTGACAACAGAGTTAATCTTGCATCAGCTTTAGATGCTTCGCCACCGCCACCAAAAAATTCTCTAGTGCCAGTCACAATATTAGACAATCTGCCTGAACTTGGTGCTTCTGAACTCAACAAGGTTGAAGCTGATTTCATTAAATCAAAACTATCTTTAGCGTTTCGTTGATTTTTAGCTAATTCATCGCTAAATTTAGCTGCTGCTTCTTGGTTGGCTTTTGGCGATATAGTCGGATTGTATTGATATTGCGGCTGTACGGCAGGAGTAAAGCTGTTTTTTGGTGGCTGTGGAGCATTGGCCATTGGCATAGCAGGTGCGTTACCCATTGGCATACCGCCAGCAGCAGAAACATTACCTGTAGGTGCTGCCATTGGCACTCCAGTAGGAGCGTTCATTGGTGCGCCAGCAGGGGCATTGCCCATTGGTGCGCCAGTAGGTACTCCACCAGCACCCATACCTGTGTTGTAGTAAAGGTTTGCTCTTGAAATAGCTTGATCGCCAGCTTTTAAGTTTAGACTTGCTCGCTCATAAGCAGACATTTCAGGCTTAACACCACCAACTTGGAAAGTGCTAATTGGGTCAGGTGAATTAACATCAATAACACCTTCACGGGTTTTGCCTGTTTTCTCATCAGTAAAGCTGGCTTTTTCCCATTTAGGCCCTTGCGTTAAATTTTTCATGCCAACAGCTTGCAATGCAGGGTTATATGCGTTTGCAGCAAACAAGTTAGCAGCTTGACGATCAGGCGCATTTGACATTAATGGTGCGCCTGTAGGGGTAGGCCCTGCCATTTCCGTTTGTCTTGGATTGACTAAGTTTTGGTATTCGGTTAATTCATCACCGTAACGCTTACGCAATGCAGCGGCTAACTCTAGTGCTTGTTTATCGCCTTTTTCTGCAAGGCTTTTAGCTGTATATGTTTGAAATAAAGGCGCAGCATATTGAAAGAAGCTAGGCGCAACATAACGCCCACTAACCATCTGACCTGACGGCATTTGCTGACCTTGTTGCATAAGCAATTGCGCCATTTGTTGCTGGCGGTTTAATTGCTGTTGCTGCCCTAAGATTTCGGGTGGTAAATTGCTACCGCCAAGATTGATTGCTGGTAATGTAGCCATATTAATATCCTGCGTATTGGTATGCTGGATCGGTATATGCAGGAGCATCAGGCATAGGTTGGCTGTAATCCGTTACAGTCGCAGGTCGGTCTTTTTTACGCAACGCATTAGCCATAGCAATTTGGTTATATCCAGCACCAGCTTGCTTGCCATCAACCGTCATTCCTGCTTGATTGGTTAGGTTTAAACCTTGTTGCATAGCTTGTTGTTGCATGGCTTGTTGCTGTGCAATATTTTGAAAATATGGGCTTAAACCGCCAAGGTCTTGGGGTTGCTGCATTGGCATAATGTATGAGTTCATAATTGTCCGTAATCTACGGCTTTATAGCCGTTATCAAGGGTTATTACAGCATTAGGGTACATAACTTCTACTTCTTGTGCCATCACGCCTATGTGCGTTCCGTGACCTGCTAATGGGTGATCCTTAAATTCATCTTTGTATTCATATGTATATACGGGTAAACCATTAGGTAACCAAGCAATGTGTTTAATGTTTTCTTTAGTGCGAATGTCAGACATTAAAGCTGCACCGCCAAGGCTAAATATGCCTTGATTAAGGTTGGCTTGTGCAGCTTGTTTGGCATTAAAGTCACCCATTTGGGCGTTATATTGCATACCAGCAGCACCTAACAAATCAGGGCCAGCCGTTGTCGCTTGATTAAACGAATTAACAAATTGTGGGCCTGTTACCTGTGAACCAGTACGCACCGCAGAAAGGGTGTTAAGTGGTTCGTTACGCAGATAGGCTTGTTCTTGCAAGGCTTGTTGACGGGCTTGCTGACCAACGCCAAAGCCTTGTGTAGTAGCGGCAGCTAGTAAATCGTTCTCACGCTGTGCTTGTGTCTGCATTGCACGGTCATACGCTACAGAGCCAATGTCAATGCCTTTGTTGGCTAATTGCTGTTGCAATGCTTCACGGTTTTGCGTAATTTGCGGCTGTAAACGCTGCATATACGCATCTTGATACGACTGGCTAGGGTTAAAACCAGTAGTAGGTAATGCTGCCGTATTAAACGGGGTGTTGAGCATATTCTCAACATAACTTACGCCTTTAGTAGCTACATCGCCTAGACTGCCACTAATTCGATTTTGAGTTTCTAATAATCTTTGTTGATCGGGGCTTAATGCTTGTGTAGCAGTATAGGTAGGATTGCCGTAAGCGTCTGTACCTGACTGTGAATAAGTAAGGCTACCGTATGGCGTAACTTGATTTACACGGTTTGCAGCAGTAGCTACACGGGCAGCATCCACATTACCTGCTGCAGTTTCCCTAGCCGCTCCTGCATAGTCAGGCGCAGCAGGTGCGCTTGGCGCAGGCCCTAATCCTAAAAATCCACCACCACCCATGTCATTCTCCCTTGTTTAGAGGGCATCGGATGTTAAGAAACCGACACTCCTCTTTTTTCATAGCCATAATTACTAAATCCCCAT